GAGCAACAGAACACTTAAGAATTACTAGCTCAGGAGGAATTAGTTTTGGAGCAACTGGAACAGCTTACGGAAGTTCTGGTCAAGTTTTAACTAGCCAAGGAAATACTACGCCAATTTGGAGAACTTACTCAACGCTAACTTTAAATACGTCTGGCTTAGGGTTATCTGGTAGTACAACTTATACTCCTGCTGGAGCAGCTACATTTACGGTAACATCTAACGCAACAAGTGCTAATACAGTTAGCGCTATTGTAGCTAGAGATGGTAGTGGAAATTTTACTGCTGGAACTATCACTGCTGCATTAACTGGAAATGTAACTGGAAATGTAACTGGAAATGTAACTGGAAATGTAACTGGAAATGTTAGTGGATCATCTGGTTCATGCACTGGAAATGCAGCAACATCTAGTTCATGCACTGGGAATTCAGCAACAGCTACCTCAGCTACTACAGCTTCCACAGCAAACGCTTTAAATACTGCTAACAATTATCAAGTGAATTCTCTTGGTGTTGGCACAGCAGCAAGTGGCACAGCTGGTGAAATTAGAGCAACTAATAACGTAACAGCATTTTACTCAGATGAACGTCTTAAAAATTTTATAGGCAAAATATCAAATGCATTAGAAAAAGTTAACTCTTTAAATGGCTATTATTACAAAGAAAACTCTAAAGCAAAAGAACTTGGTTATAATAACGATTCAGTACAAGTTGGAGTTAGTGCTCAAGAAGTAGAAAAAATATTACCAGAAATCGTTACTTTAGCGCCAATCGATTGTGCAACTGATTCAACAGGCGAAACAATTTCCAAAACAGGACAAAACTATAAAACAGTTTATTACGAAAAATTAATACCTTTATTAATAGAAGCTGTTAAAGAACTATCATCTGAAGTAAATAAATTAAAAAAATAATCTATGGCAAACTTCGCTATTTTAGATGATAATGATCAAGTTATAGATATTATAAATATAGATAATACTATTCTTTTAGATCCATTAGATAATGTAGAAAAAGAAATCAATGGAATAAATTATATTCTTTCGTTAAATCCAAATCTTAAAAAAGAGAATATAATACAAACTTCTTTTAATATGAATTTTAGAGGATTATTTGCGGAAATTGGACTTTACTATATTCGTTCAGAAAATTCATTTGCTAAATTTAAAAATCCATTATATCCATCTTGGAAATTAAATAAATTTTATGGTAGATGGATGCCTCCAAAGGAAATGCCAGATAAAGATCCAAATTTGATACAATGGGATGAAAATAAAAAAGAATGGGTAGATATAGATAAAAAACAAAGATATTCAATATAATGTATAATTTAATACAAAAAAATATAGGCTTTAGCTTTGGACAAAGACAAAAAAAATTCTTTCTTTCTGGTTCGACCATAAAAGATACTTATGAATATACTATAGATAAAATTAGAAAAGATCAATTTTTTTGCATTTTAAATAAAAACTCAACAGATTATACAATAAATGTTCTTGACATAGAAAATAATATTTTATCTAGCTCCAGCTCTAATCAAATTAAAAATTTAATAAATCATAAAGATCTTAATGAGAATAGCCACAAAATACAAATAGTTTGCAATCAAGAATTATATATTTTAAAATTTAAATCTTTAACAGATCTTAAGAATTGGAATTTAGATATTATAGAATCAAATACATCTTTTTTATTTTCTGAATCAAATTATTTTGGCATATTATTATCAGATACTAAATTTAATTTAAATGGTTATGAAATATATAACACTCAACTTTCCCCTAATCAAACAAATGTTATAGAAATTGATTCAAATGCCCAATATTCAATATTACATATATATTCTTTTGATGGAGTAGTTTTAGAATATTAAACTTTACTATTTCTTAATATACTAGCGATATAAGAGTCTACTTGATGATTTTCTGCAATTTCTAAAACTTCACTCACGTTATCTTTATTTTTGTCAATTGGATTTTCAACGTAACTAGCAGCACTTTCAATCCATTTTGTAGAATCTTCATTAGATACAATCATTTTAGAAATATCATTCACGATAGTCTTCTGTTGTTTATTTAATTTTTTAATCTTAAATTTTTCTTTAATTAAATCTGATACATGATCTTCTAGTTTAGATGCAAGAACAAAATTTTCTCCAACTTTTTTAGCACTAAATTCTGCTTTAGATTGTTTACCAGTACCAATAGGACTTACATTCTTTGTTGCTTGAGGTGTTCCAGTACTACCAGTTGGCCTACCACCAGCTTGTTGATTTCCACCAATAACAGGAACATAATATCCTTGATCTCTTAGTTCTTTATATTTCTTTTGACTTTCAATTGAAGATTCTGCATCTGGCAATCTACCACTTTCAATAGCTTTAAGACCTTCTTCTGGAGTTAATATTCCAAGCTCCATGAGTCTATTATAAACTCTAGAATATTGTATATCATCTTTCAAATCAATATCTTCAAAATATGGAGTTGGATAATTTTTAAATCCAAGACTTTTACTCATTCTAATAATTTCTGGAGTTAGAAACTCATTAATAAAAGCTTCTCTTGCTTGCTTTAATCTTTCAATAAACACTTGCACTTTAATACTTGTATTTGCAAATTTTTCACTTCCAATAAGAATATTATTTAAACCAATTTGAATATCTCTATCTATTACTTCATACTTCTTAGGATCAAGAAGATCAGCAATTGGAGGAACAACAAATTCAGCTTTTGTTGTATAATCTGCAATAAGAACTCTTCCAACGCTTTCATTTTGGAATAAAGCTTGCATCGCTTCAAGATTCTTTTGATTAATACCGCCCTTATCTGGATCTGTTCCCATTGTTATTAGAAGAATTGCTTGTTGCATTGTTCTAGCGATTGCCATATCCATTTTACGCATTTCAGCTTTAGCATTAATATCCTCAAGAACTGGAAATCCCATTGGAACAGAAAATGGCTCGTAATCTTGCTTCTTATAAAATACAGCTACTAAACGATGAGAGTCTAATGGCATGATTGCTACATTAGCTTTCTTTTGAATATTATCTTTAGTTTCTTGAGGAAGGGATTCGTATACTTCTTTATCTTCTTCTGTTCTTGGGCTACGAAGTCTTTCTAATTCATAGTCGCTTAATACTTTATAAAATTTATTAGTCACAAAACTAATATTACCACCGATTTGAATATCAGCAGGATTAATAATTATATATCTAGCTGGCAAAGTGACAGAAGCAGCTTTACTAATACCAAATGTTTGAGTTATTTTAATTAAATCATCTTCTTTGATGCTTGTATCAAATCTATACATGAATACATTTCCAGAACGATAGTATTCTCTAAAAAACTTATCTTGAAAACTCCAAAGATTAATTTTATTAAATAATGCTTCAAAAAAATCTCTGCTCTTTTGACTTCCACCTTTAAAATAAATCTTACTAGAACTAAATTCAGTCATTAAGTCTACTGTGTTTCTAAATATTGCAAAATTATAATAAGCTTTTTGGCATAAAATAACAGCATCTCTAACGTCCATATTAGACGAACTATAAACGCTAGTAGAAGATCTATTAAATGGTATTAGTCCATTAGTAATATTAGCGTATTTATCTGTTCTTTCTATAGTAGCAGATCTATTTCTTCTAAGTTTATCAGAAGCTTTAATTTCTTTCATTCCTGCTACAGCCATCAAAGGCTCACCAGTTGTATAGTTTGTTAATTTTTCGTCTTTTTGGAGTTTTTTAGCCATTTTTGTTTATTTTTAAATATTACACCTATTTTAACATTATAGGCGTAAATGTATCATTTTCCATTTTATTCTCAATTTTATTCATATCATAGTATATCTTACTTGCCCAATTACCAAGCATAAGGGCAGTATATCTATCTTTTCTTGCTCTATTAGCACTAGTATTCCTTTTTAGATGTTGTGGCAAGTCAAATGATTGAAAACCACGGCTAGTACTTTTTACTTCAATTAAACTGCATTCTTTCTTTGTTGCATAAATCATATCGTCTTGATTTTCAATAAAATCAATTAAATTATTAAACCCTGTACTCTCTATATTGATATTACTTCCAGTAACTCTTCCAAAAGAATCTCCATTTGCAGATATACGACTAGCAAACCATATCTTTTTATGATCTATACTTGCTTGAAGATATTCATTTCCTTTACGGATAAATTCAGTAGTAAATACTTGTTTGAAGCAAATTCTTTTTGTTTCTTTATTATATTGTCTTTTTGCATCTCTTAACATTAAATCGTACTCTACTCCTTCAGCGTCAGAATTCACATCAAAGAATTTAAGATTAATTCCAGATTTTCTAAATAATTCATTTTCATTTGCAGAGTCAATAAATTGATATCCAGCATTATCAATTATAATCATTTCTACATTAAAATTATTTAATAAATAATGAAAATACAAGATATGATCTTTAAGATCTCCACCAGCTACAGCATAAGAATGAACGATGATACAATCTTTCTTTTCATCATCAATTTCTAAGACGCTCATAGCGAAATAATCTGAACTTGGGCTATTGCTAAAGCTTGGATCAATTGCTAATATATATTTTTTATCTTTATCTCCATAAATTTTAGAGGTCGGATTTTCACCATCTTTAATTGTACATTCATGCATCTTCTTCGCTGAAAAATAGCTATCACTTCCATCTGTAAACTGAGCGCAATACTCTCGTAAGAAACCGCTATGACTCAATCCACCAGCTTGAGCTTCTTCAATAATAGTTTTATCAACCATTTCTTCTGGTAAAGATTCGTAACCCATTTGACTTACAAAATATGTAGCATCTCTGACTGCTTCATCAGAATAAATATTGGCAACCCATTCTTGATAGGTTTTATAAAGATTTTCAAATGTATAACTAGCAGAAGACAACGCGATCATTTTTGATTTATTTGGAAATATCATTCTTTCATCTTCTTTCATCAAACCTTCAGCGATAAGCTTGTCTTCTATTTCTCTGATTTGAATACGCTCTTTCATATTTTGAGGAGCAACCAAGAACGGCATAAGAACATTTTTAATAATTTCTTCTGGTATAAGTAAAAACTCATCAAGAACAAGAACATTAGCGCGAAAGCCTCGAACCTTTTCACCATTAAGAGGAATAGCTACAATATTCCCACCATTAATCTCCCATTCAAACAAATCATTTCTTTTGCTTTTGACTCCAAAAGCTTGTTGAAGCAATTGAGCTTCTTTACTATTTACTAATTTTTCTAGATTAGTAAAAATATTTCTAGCAGTTCTAAATGTTGGCCCAGCTATTAAAATTTTAGAATTAGGTTCAAATATACATTGTAGAAAAATATAAACACTAGCAATAAATGATTTAGAACAGCCACGACCCCAAACACACATATTAAAATTACGATTAAAAAATCCTTTTAAAGTTACTTCTTGGTATGGAGCAAGTTTAATTCCACTAATTAATTCAGTAGTCAAACCTAGATTTGCTCTTAAAAATTTAGCTAAACTTATCTTAGCCTCTTTATCCAGCATTGTGCCTTCAATTTTTAATAATTCTTTATTAAAATCAACTAAATCTTTTTTATATTTATCGTTGCAATACCACATATTATATTATACCTTTATCAACAAGTAATTGCAAATCATATTTCTTATGTATACAATTACCAGTTAAAATTTTAATTAATAATTCTGAGGTTCTTTTTCTACCATCAGCAAAAACAAATTGAATATTATCATATTTTTGGCATAGCTCTCTAACTCTATGAAATATAAATTCTGGAGTAGCTTTAATTTTTTTTGAAATATGAGGCAAATAATTAAAAGAAAGTGCATCATTTATTGACTCTTCGATTAGTACTACTAGATAATAATTAGCATTCTTTGCTCGTTCTATTTCATTATTAAATCGATCATAGCCAGCACTCATTGTCCCAATAAAGTCTGATAAATTTTTTCTTTCAACAGCTGTAAAACAACACTTTTGCAAATCATTTAAAGTATAATCTCCAAAATCTAGTTTAGCCACTTGTTGTTGATATTTAAATCTAAGAGGATTCTGTTCTCTAGTATCAACCATTATTTGATAATCTTCAGACTCTTCAAAATTAAACTGCTCTCCGTTATAAGATTCAAATTTTTTCTTAAGACCTATAGATTCGCATATACCATAATAGTCTAATTTATACTTATCAAATGTAACAATAGAAGGCATTATTAAAGACCTTAATTCGACTTGAGTGGGAGCATATACAAGACTTTTATGCTCTTTCCTTTTACTTAATAAACCAGTAAGAAATGATTGCAACTTGCTTTGATCTAAATTCTTAACGTATGCTTTTAAATTGTTTTTATTATTAAAGTCGTCAATAAAATATTGATCTTTATTTTTAAAGTTAATCATTTCTCCAGAATGTAAATCATATCTAGGAAAATACTTTTGATAGTAAGTGGCTGTATTTATTTTATGAGCTTTTAAATGCAGATGTAAGAATTTATCTGCAGCAAATAATTCATTACAAATTTTGCATTGGACTTGCATTTCATCCATTCAAGACTTCATCTTTTGATAAGCCTAAAATTCTAGCTTTAATTTCATCAATAGTGCTTAATCTTTCAACTTCTTTTGATAATAATTCTTTTCTCATTTCAGCTAATCTTATCATTTCTTTACGACTCTCTTCTTCTTTCCATAATTCAACAAGATTTAATATAGATGCATTTTCTTTGACTTGTTTGCTAAGTCGATCACTTCTCTTAACTTTTAAATCTTGAAGTAGTTTTTGCTGTCTGCTTACAGATTGATTATATTCATTTCTAGAAGTACTAATAGCTTCTACAAGAGACATTGAAATCTTTTCTCCAGCCTCTACATTTCCATCCATTTGCATTTGCAATGCTTGAATAGTTTCTTGTATATTAGAAGAGATTACAACTTCTGTAGCGAGCACGATATATTGATCAACTTCTTCTTGAGTTAAGTCATTTTTATCATAAGTATATC